GTAACTCATATACAAAAAATAACATGCAAGTACACCTATCAAAAATGTAACACATAAATACCTGTAATCTAAACGTTTAACAGATTTAGAATCAATAAGCATCAATAATTGTCTCACCCTTGGATTAGTTGACCAATCCCTAGGTACTAAACAATAAATAGAATGCTTTTTCATCAATTTTCTACCATATGAACGTAATAGATTTCCAGATAATGAGTCAAAATCAGTATACAACATTCGCATATCAGACATCAAAGAAGTGCCTAAGAAGCTAACAGCGCTAGGTATATGAGTCAATTGACCAAAATGGGCATCCAATTTGTGGTGCTCCATACAATAACCAGCTAACTGACAACATCCTTCATGAGGACACTTAATCAATTCTTGTCTTCGTGCACGAGCTGTTTCAACTAAATGTTGTTGTACTGATCTGTGTTTATGAAACGTCTCAATAAGATAATTCAAAGCAACTGCAAAAGGAACTTTCACCAAATCTTGATCACGCCATGTAACAGGTTTATATTCTGCCACACGGTTTTCTTCACAAGGTTTGACTGCTGTCTCAATAGTCAATTGCCAAATATCATCAAATTGAGGTTTCTCACGTAATTGATACTCCTTAACCTTATAAGGATCAAGAGTACCATTTTCGTCTTGAAACAATGGATGAACCTCAACAGTAATGCAAATAAATCTACGCTGTACAGAATATGGATTAACCGAATACTGATAAGCGTTTAAATTCTTCGCATTTGTTGTAACAGCCAAGATTTCTGGTGAAATAAATACCTTACCTTTATCAGACAAATCAGCCTTGGCAGCGTATGCCATTTGATTATTTGCTACATCAATCAGCAAACGCAAAGGAGATTGTTCAACAAAATCTGCCTTTGTGTTGCCAACATCGTCGACAATCATAACTAATTTATCTGATGTCCAATTCGACATAAATTTATCACCAGCATTGACTGTGGCTCGCCTGTTCTTACTTGAATCTAATCCGGCACTAGCTAAAAGAGCATCAACAACTTGGTCACAACATGTTGTTTTGCCCTGAGA